TAAAATCGGTCAGTTTGACGGTGGAACCACCGTTACTGTGGCGTAAAGGAGATAACCACAAATGGCTAGCAGCATAATCAACCGCCACTCAACCTTGGCAACAGACCCGTTACGTTCGTTTCGGTTCTTTGCTCAGTTTGAGGCAGCTAAAGAAGGCGGCGTGTTTAATAACAAACTCGTCACTTGGTCAGGCGGCTTTAGCAACATCAGTGGTTTGAGCGTTAATACTCAGGCCATCCAATACCGTGAAGGCGGTTACAACACCACAGTACACCAGGTACCAGGTATGACTACCTTTACACCAATTACATTCCAGCGTGGAGTTCTTGACGGAAACGACCAGGCAATCACATGGATGCGCGGACTGTTTGCTGCTGCATCTGGTGAAGGTCTTGCTGTTTCAACAGGTAAAGGCTTCCGCGTAAACATTAAGGTGTTTGTAGCAGACCATCCAAACTCAGGTCCTACAGACGTTCAGCGCTACAAAATGGGCTTCAAGATTCATAACGCCTGGATTACTGCGCTAAACTATACAGACCTTAATGCAGCAGATGGGGCAATCTTGTTTGAGTCAATGACACTCGTTCATGAAGGATTATCAGTGTTCTTTACAGACGACGATGGCAAAGACCCAGCAGGTCTCATTTCTTAATTAACAACAACTTTAGGAGTATAAATCGTGCCAGATATTATTACTGATGCAGAACTTGTAAACAAATTCGCAGCAAAGGCGATGGAGGAGCCCGCACAGGTCATTAAGACGCGGGCCCCTTCAGAGTCAGAAGTATCTTTGCCAGGCGGTTTCTTAGAAGCTAACGGTGAAGTTATCAGGACAGTCGAGGTAAGAGAACTTACTGGAGCTGATGAAGAGGCGGTTGCTAAAGCTGGTTCTTCAGGCAAAGCGCTTGACGTGCTATTGCAGAGGGGTCTAGCAAAAATTGGGTCTAGGACTGTAGAGAAAGAAGACCTAAACTCACTTCTTGCTGGAGATAGAGACGCAATTCTTTTAGGTATTAGAAGAGTTACGTTTGGTGACGATATGGAAATCGGTTACCGTTGCCGCACTTGCGGTGAGGAACAGCGAGATTCACTGTTACTAAGTAAAGATGTACCTGTTGTTTCTTTAGAAGACCGTGCTCAAGAGGGCACTTTTGAAGTAGAAACTAAGAAGGGCACAGCAGTTGTTGCTTTACCAAATGGTATTACACAGCGCAAGCTGATGGAAAACATTGATAAAACAACAGCAGAAATTAATACCTTGTTACTATCTGGATGCATTGTTTCACTAAACGGCTCACCATCTTCTGGAGCTTCTACTGCCCTATCACTAGGTATGGCGGATAGAACAAAAATCGTTGATGAGATTATCAAACGTAACCCAGGCCCACGCCTAGGGGAGGTGAAGAAGGCTTGTCAGGCATGCGGTGAAAACGTACTTCTACCGCTTAGCTTGCTAGATTTGTTTCGCCTTTAGTGAAGCAGATTACGAAAGCCTACTAGACCAATACGAGATTCTTACTAGAACTTTTGTTGGTTGGACACTTACAGAAATTCGTGGGCTCTCACCTAGAGAGCGCATGAACTGGTTAGAGCGGTCGAAAAGGACAAGATAGTAAATGGATTCTAAGCAAGGCCTAAACTTAGGCGGCTCCCATAGCGGCGCTGCTGCAAGTAACATGCAACGGTTTGAGTCTTCTGCTCGAGGCGCAAATAATAACTTGCTGCAAATGGCAAGTACGCTTCAGAGCAGAATTTTGCCTACTCTTTCATCTGCTGAGCAGATGCTTGCTCGTTTAGGTTCTCGCGCTAAAAATGTTTTCTCTGGTATGGGTGGCGGCGGTAGTTCTAATACCGTCATGGCACAACCTAGTTTCTCTAATACTGGTAACAATACAACTCCTGGAGGACCTACTCCACCATCTGGTGGTGGGGGTGGCGGCGGTGGTGGCACCGCACAACCTGCGGGTAACCAGCCTAGAGGCAACACAGTATTTCAACAGCCAGCTAATACTGCTGGAACAATTGCAGCCGCAGCGGTTACCGCTGGTGGGATTGCCATGCCTTCAGTTGATGAGGCATTCAGAATGCAGTTATACACTGCACGTGGTGGACTCGTTCTTGGCGGAGCCTATGGAAGAGCAGGCGGAACATATAACGGTGTAGGACAACCAATCAGCGGTAGTGGTGCTAGTTCTTACAACGACACTAGAGATTTATTAAATAGGATGGCCAAGTCAGGCACAGTAAAAGATGAGTTTGACCCTGCTCGTTCTTTGCAAGTAATGCGACAGAGTGGGTTATATGGAGGCTCTTCAGCAAACGCTGCACAGCTTGCCATGGGCGCTGCACAGATGTCTAACTTAACTCCTGGTATTGGAGTTGAAGGTGCTATGCAAGCGCAAGGCGCTGTACAACGTGGACGTTCTGTAAACATGTTAAGGGCAGTTGGTATTCGTATTCGTGATGACCAAGGCAACATGAAACCACTACCTCAAATTATTGATGAGTTGTGGATGAAGCTTGAAAGAGAAAAGCGTAAGAACGGCGGTAGTGGCAGCACGCTACGAGACGTACAAATATCTTTACAACCAGGTAATGCTCTTGCAACCATGCTTGATAACCTATTTGGAAATGACCCATACCTAAGAGCTCAGGTAGAAGACGGTCTTTTGTTTAAAGCTCAAAGCGGCGGCATGAGTATGTCTGACCCAAGAGCTGCAAAGAAGATGGAGCAACTAGGGTTTACAACCTTTGCTGCCAAAATGCAGAGCCAAAGAACAGCACAAGCAGCAGAGTTTATCTCTCAAACTGCTCCAGCTATGGCTGATGCTAAGGGTAGAGCTGACCAAATACTTTCATACATTAGTGGTTTCTTTACTGAGGTTGAAAAATTTACAGGTTTAATTAGCGTTCTAGGTGGAACTAAGGGATTCTTTGAAACTCTTGGCGGAGGTGGTAAGGGTGGACTAGGTGGTTTCTTTGCATCACTAATTCCAAACCCTGTTGCGTCTGCTATTACTGGATTATTTAAAGCTGACGGAGGTCCTGTAGAAGAACAGCGTCCGTACATTGTTGGTGAGCGCGGACCCGAACTATTTATGCCTAAAACAGATGGCGTAATTATCCCTAACGACGAATTAAAGAACTACCCATTCCGACACGCTGGTGGCGCTGTAAAAGGAAAAAAGGGACACATAGATTTAAACGATAAGTCTTCTAATGAAGACTTTGCTAAAGCTATGTTGTTACATTTAAATGCGCCCATGACTAAAGATGCTATTGAAGCTTTGAAGATATGGCAGAACTTTGAAGGCGGACACTTCCAAAACTCCGCTAAGTACAACCCTCTTAACACTACATATGATAAGTACTCTAACAAATCTATGAATAGTGTTGGGGTAAAAATTTACGATAGTTGGGATGATGGACTACATGCAACTATTGAAACTCTTACTGGGGCTAAAGCTGGAGCACGAGGTTACTCAGATATTGTTAAAGCTTTGCAAGGTGGAGCTAATAAAGAAGAGATTCTTGCTGCAATTAATAACTCAGCTTGGGTAACAGGTAAGACTGGTCAGAACCCATATAAGTTTAGTAAAAACCAAAGTGCGTCCTTGGGATAGTTCAAAAAAGATGCAGCAACAAGCTGCAGCTCAAGGAGCTCAAACAACTAATAACTACAGTATGGGTGGAGTTTCAATTAAAGTAGACGGAGGCAGCGGTGCTATAGGCATTGCTGAAGCTCTTAAAAAGATTTTGTCAGACAAAGATTTATTTAAACAAGCGATGGGGTCATAATGCCAATTCCACTAGCTGTTCCGTTAGCTTTAGGCGCTATTAGGGTAGGCGCCGCTGTACTTACTCGTTCTCGTGCAGTAAGCGCTGCAAAAATTGCAGTTAACGTTTCTACTAAAACTAAAGCTGGTGGAACAGTAAAGTCTGTTGTTAATAAGACCGTTAAGAACCCAACTGTTAAGACAGTTAGTGTTAGCGCTAAAGCAGCAAAGACTGGAAAAACAGCTACAGCCGTAGTAGCACCAGCTTTAGTAACTCGTGTACTAGGATTTGCAAAAGCAGCTGGGCCTACCGCTGGTCCAGTAGGAACTGGTCTATCTGCATTAGCTGGTAGCGCTGCTTGGTATTTGACAAATAAAAAGAAAAAGAGCGGAACTGGAACAGGTAATAGACCCCTTGGTCAAGGAAGTAAAAAAGGCGGTAAAGGTGGAGACAGCGCATCTGGAACTCAAGCAACTCCCGTAATACCAACACCTAACGGATTTAAATTTAATTTACCACCTCATAGTTGGAGCTTACCTACAAGACCTCAAGTAGTAGTTCCTGGAATATCTAACAGCGTGGCTGAAAATGTTGTGCAACACGGGCTTAGAAGAGGAAGACTTTGGTATTTTGATAATGCTGGAATCATATCTACCTATGACTACGACACTGGAAAAGTTAGTAGCGAAAAAATAAAAGCAGAAGAAAGACTTAAAGAAGGAAAATTCAAAGGAGACAAGAGTACTATAACCTATAGCAAGGATATGTATAACTATGGATTCCAATTTCTTTGGAACCCAGAGTCAATTTCCCTTAGTGTTAACAGAAATATGGATGTAACTCCAACTGCAGCTGACGTTTACACCTCTGTGTCTGGAGCGTTTCCTGGTCAAGAGAGTATTTCTTTTACTGTTGTCCTAGACAGAACAAATGACATGGCATGTATACGCGGTCAGTCTGGAAATTTGAAAGAGTTTACATCTTTCTATAGTAGTGGGAAACACCCATTAGCTGGTAATACCCCAACAATTGAGGAACAAATAGAAGAGCTCTCTCGTATAGGAACAATGCACGATATTGAATATCTTTTAAAAGCTATTAATGGCGATGGGGTTAGTACAGAAAACCAACCTGGTGGTTGGACAAACTTATTAGGTAAAAAGACAGCAGATATTGGATACCTACAACCTTCTCTTCTTGCTTTTGAATTTGGCGGAGACCCTTTAGACCCTACTAACCAAAGCGCACTATCTTACGTGGGTTGGATTAGTTCTTTATCAATAAATCACACAGCGTTTACTGAAGGCATGGTGCCAATTAGAAGCAACGTATCAATTGCCTTTGATTGTTTCGCTGGTTCGGCAATGGTATAGGAGTAGACGTGTCTATATTTGCAGGCTCTCGATATGAGTATTCAACTATTGATTTTTTCTCAGTAATTGCAGGTGAATCAGAAAACCCTACCGTGTTCTATGAGTTTGACGACTTAGGCCTTACCTCGTATCAAAACCACAGATATTTATCTGGTGAACGTCTAGACCAACTTGCATATCGTTATTACAGCCGTCCTGAAATGTGGTGGATAATTGCTGAATACAACCCACAAATTGACGACCATGAAAATATTCCTAATGGAACAATATTAAGGATACCTAGTGTCTAATTTTATATCTATTAAATTTCCTAATGCGTCTGTAAATCCAACATACGTTTATTCATTAACCCTACATCAAAAGTTTTACGAACATGAAATGATTTCTATGACTTTTAAAGATTGGGCATACTCTTTTGATAATGTTAAACCTGGTACACCAGTTGAGATTGTGCTAAGGTCAGCAAAAGATAGCAGAGACTTTTATGGATACGTTCACCACGTTGAAGCAGATAAAACTCCAGGAAAAGATTTTGTTACTGTCCACTGCATTGGCGGCTCATTTCCTTTAAAACAGTCAAGTCAGTTGTCATACAAAAATGTAACAGCAAATATGGTTGTAGAAGAGATAGCAAAAAAACATGGACTTGTTGCTATTGCAGAACCTCATCCACGCATATTCCAACAAATAGCTCACCCAGGACTAACGGATTGGCAAATGCTTGTAAAACTTGCAAAACAAGTTGGGTGGGGGCTTCGCTCAGAAAATACAGAAATTTATTTTCAACCACTATTAGAGGATTATAAGACGTACCGAGCTCAGGCTCCTAAGTTCTTTCAAAAACCTGTCGGTCACGGGTTTGGTGGTATTTATAGTTTTACTCCAATTATTGGAGACTCTATAAATTACGATGGCGACGTTAAAGCTGCAGTTGCTATAGGTGGTGTAGACAAGACTACTAAGTCCGCATTAAAAACCACTAGACAAAAAAGACGCAAGGTAACCAGACGCAGAACTCAAGATGAGTTTTTTGATAGATACAACACTGATGCCGTTGCTCCTAGCCTTGAGATTATGGATTACGAAGCTGAAGCAGCGGAATTAAGAAACGCATTTCCGTACAGAGCCACGGTTAAGGTTATTGGACAAACACGTTTAAGACCAGGAATGCCAGTGTACCTAGGGAACCTTGGTAAAGACTATTCTGGTTTTTGGACCGTGCTTGGTACAGAACATCATTACGAAGAAACTCAAACAAGGGTGTATACCTATACAACTACACTAACTGTTGGAACTGACTCTCTTGGTGGAGCAGTTCGTTGGGATGACGGAGAGACAATTGAAGCTCCAGAGGCAACCGTAAAAAGAGTAATTGTTCCTGGTAAAAAACAGACTAGACAAAGACCAAAAACAAAACTAGTTAGAACAGGTATAAAAATTGGACCTCAAACTAAAGGCAGTTTTGGAAAAATACAAAATAGGCCTAAAATAGTCAGTGCCAAAAACAGCACTGCTGTTTGGAAGACGGGTTCTAAAAACCTATCTAAATCTAAATCAACTAACCCAGAAAAGAAACGTTCACCCGTCATAGCGGCTAGGGTACAAAAAGCAGCAGCGAGGGCCAGATGAAAAACTATAACGAAAAGTTTTACGGTCTATATGAAGGCATTTGCTCAGACGTAGATGACCCAGATAAAGAAAACCGTATTAAGTTACAGGTGCCGCAGGTGCTTGGTGAAGACATTACCGAATGGGCTAGACCCTGCCTTCCTGTAACCTCTAATAGCAACCACCCAGACCATAAGAAACATTTAGCATCTGAAGTTGCAGCTTTGTTACAGGCTCACGCTAATCATTCTGAAACTATTGGAACTACAAGTAATAGCGTTCCTGGTGTTACTGGTGGCGGTTCTCACAGTCACTCTATTACTATTAACCTTGCTCACACCAACAACCACACTGGTAAGAGCCCAGACACTACATACTTTTTAGACCACCCACACGAGACCGACCCTGATGAAGACAATAAGCACAACGATGACCAAGAGATAACCACGGACCAACCACACCACACCCCACACAGATTGGTGCCAAAGATTGGTCAAAAAGTATGGGTTATGTTTATTGGTGGGGACCCTAACTTTCCAGTATGGATGGGAGTAGAACTTTAATGGAAACACCAGCAGCAATATCTTTGCCCTTTTCATTTAACTCTAACGGCTCATTGACCGTTAGCACAGACCCTAAAAAAATATGGCAAGACCGAGTAACTATTGCGGTCATGACCTACTTTGGAGAAAGGGTGATGCGCCCTAACTACGGAAGCGGTGCAAAAGGTGCGGTGTTTGAAAACGCTGATACCGCTAAATCTGTTATTAACGAGGCTGTAAGCAAGGCATTCTCAGTATGGCTATCTCCGCTAAAGCTTACAAACATTAAATACAGGTACGAGAACAACCAGGTTGATAGCTTTGAAGTGTTTTATACATACGGCGGCGGCGGTATAGCAGAGAGTGTAACTATCAATACTGCTATCCTAAGCAGGGCCGCAGAACAGGTACTGGAGGTTAGATAATGTCAGAACAAAACTATATCCCGCAGGTTGACTATACCTCTAGGGACTACGCAGCTCTTAGGGAAGACTTAACTGAGTTAATTCCTTTCTTTGCTCCGCAATGGACAAACAGAGACCCGTCTGACTTTGGCATGGCTATCTTAGAGTTGTTCTCCTATGTAGCTGATGGTCTACATTTTTATATAGACCGAACAGTAAATGAGTCGTTTATTGATACTGCTAGTCAAAGAGAAAGCGTGCTGCAAATTGCTCAACTGTTGGGATATACACCAACAAAAACTACTCCTTCTGCAGCATTGCTTACTTTTCAAAATTCGACAGCTAGCATCATCACTGTTCCAGCTAAAACAAAAGTTGCTGCTAACGTAACTAACAACGGCGTTGTAACACAAGTAATTTTTGAAACAGACTCTGCTGTTCAAGTCCCAGCTAAAACTTTAGGTACTAATGGTTCTGCTACAGTAACCGCTACACAAGGTGAAACTGTATACGATGAGGTTATTGGAACATCTGACGGAACAGCAAATCAAGAGTTTGAGTTGTCAGAAAGCCCAGTAATTAATGGAAGTATAACTATAAATGTTAACGGTGTTATCTATACCGAAGTCCCATACTTGGTTGACTACAGCGGTTATGACCCAGTGTTTTCTACTTATACAAACTCTGAAAAAACAACTTTTATAAAATTTGGAGACAGCATTAGTGGACGCATCCCGTTAAACGGAGTGCAAATGACTGCTACTTACAGAGTTGGCGGCGGTCTTTCTGGAAATATTCCAGTTAACACAATTAAGTTTATTAAAACAAATGCGGTAGCAGGATTATCAGTTAACAACCAAGATGTTGGTTTAGTATCTGGAGCCGCTGTTGGAGGAGCTGACGAAGAAGCAACTGACTCTATTAGAGTTAATGCTCCTAAATCTATTAGAGCATTAAACCGTGCAGTTTCTCTTTCAGATTATGCTTCTCTTGTAATTCAGGTAGCTGGTGTTGCTAAGGCCGTATCAACAGCCGACGTGTACAGCAGCGTTACTGTTTATTTTGCCCCATACGGTGACAGCGGTCTACAAAGCGACGGTGTTACTTCTTCCCTAGTCTTTAATAATTTAAAAACAGAGATTGAAGAGTATTTAGTAGATAAAATTCCTGCTGGAACTACTGTTACGCTGCAACCGCCGTCATACGTAAATTGTACAGTTGTAGGAAGTATTATTGTTCTTCCAACATATAGACAAGACCAAGTTAAAGTTGCTGTTGAAGATGCGGTACGAGAGCTATTTGCTTTTGATAACGTTGTGTTTAATGACTACATTGGTTATACAGATGTATTAAAGACTATTGACTCTGTAGAAGGCGTAAGCCGAGCTAACCTACAAAAGCTTGTAAGAACTGCAAATGACCAAACATTTACTATTAATAATAAAGCACTTAATAATAGTGTGGCAACCCTTACTAGTCTAACCATTGCGGCCTCTGGAGGTATTGTTATCTAATGGCACGTTACGGTCTTGATTACTATAGCGCTAAAAGTTTTCCTTTAAGCTATTACGGTCCTGACTCCCCAATTAGCTTTACTGCTGAAGACTTTTTTGGTCAATCTGTGGGATATGGTCAGGTAAATCTTACCTGGATTACCCCTACTGGAGCCTGGGCTAAACTTCGTATTGTAAAAAACAAATACGGGTACCCAATTAACATTAATGATGGTCAAACTATATTTGAAACTACTAGAGGTAACGACCCACAGTTTTACTTAGATGTAAATAGACCAAACGAACCTAAGGTATTTTACTATTCCGTTTTTGTTTTTGAAACTACTCAACTTTCCTGGGTGTTAGCTGGAAGAACAACTGGTTTATCTGTTTATAACTATGGAACACAGACCCGTTTGTACGACTATTTGCCAGATGTGATGAAGCTCGTGTCACCATACTCTGCTGGTTCTAGCACAGACAACAAAGACCTAAAAGACTTTTTATCTGTATTTGGGTTTAAATTTGACTATATTAAATCATTAGCTCAGCTATCTAAAGAAAAATATAATACGGAAAAAACAGTTGGCACTCTTATTCCACCGTTACTAAATCAATTTGGTGTTACCTATGAACCTGAGATTGGTTTTGAACGTTCAAGGGTTCTTCTTAGAGACGTTTTGCTTATTGAAAAGACTAAAGGCAGCCGTGACGGATTAAAGAGTTACATAAAGGGGTTTACTGGTTGGGGGGTTCCACAACCAAACGCAACCACACCAAACCCATCTGTAGAAGGAATAACCTTAAGTCACAATATAATGTTGGATTACAACGACTCTTCTTTTGAAGAGGGTATTGGACACTGGACTTCTCCAAACTCTTCTTCTTTGCTTTTTCAAATTGGAAAAAAAGATATATCAGCTGTATCTATAGTCTCTAATCAAGCTCGTTTAAAGATTGGTACCCATGGGTTTGGAGTTGGACAAGAAATATTTATATTTAACTGTCCGTTTCCTATATTTAATAGTCCAATAACCACTAAGACTATTACAGCAGTAGATACAGACTCTATATATTTTGCACTTACCGCAGCAGACTTTCCATTAAGAAGTGCTTATAACTTTACAATTGAAGAGTTTCCTTACGTTGTTCCTAATCCAAATCCTTGGGTGGAAAACACAACTCCAGCTCTTTTTCCAAATAAACGAACTGGTCGTTCTATACAGGCAGCTATTAAATGGTACGACAGATTTGGCGCGTTGATGTCTACCTCTACAGGCAATAGCGTAACTAACTCTACAAACACTTTTAGCGCTAGGCCCTTTGTAACAGACCGTGCGCCTACTCGTTTGTTCTTAAACGCTATTACTAAACCAGGAAGTGGGTACGTAAACGGTTCTTATCAAAATGTGCCTTTAGTTTATGTGTCAGGAAAACAACCAACAATTGTTCCCTTAGCAAATATCTTTGTTGACAACGGGGCAGTGGCGTCTATTTCTATTCCTAACGGTGGAGCTGGTGCTGATACAACCACAGTCTTTACTGTAAGTAACACTAACCTTGGTGGAACTGGCTTTGGTTTTGAAATTACTGTCCAAAGATGTCAAGAGTGTTATTACGCGGTTCCTCAATTTGTTTTGTCTTCTGTAGGTGCTGGAAACAGCAACGAGTATCACTACTTTGATGCTTGCCAATTTGAACAGGCAGCTTCAGCGACTTCGTACGATGACGCTAGAACCGTTCACCTTACACTAAAAGCCAACCGCATTAACGAGCTATTAAATCCTAGGTTTGAGTCACCCTATACCCCTTGGTCTGTAACCAACTCTACGGCTACAGTTGTTAGTGGAAGCGCGGAGCCTAACCTAGACTCCTACCAAATTACATCTAAGGTAGTAAATGGCGGGGTTGCAACTTTGACTACAAATGTAGTTCACACATTTAAATCTAATGACTCTGTTGTTATTGAGAATATGGGTGCTCCTTTTGATGGAGTAAAAGTTTTAAACTCTGCTGGAGACAATGTTCTTTCTTTCCCTGTTACTGGTGGAAACGTATCAGCTACAGTTACCACAGGTCAGGTTTACAAATCTGGAAACTCCTTGCGGGTTACCTCTACTGGTACATCTCAAGTATTAGTTAAGTCAACTACAACTAGCGCCGACCTAACCAGCATTCACTATCCAGATACAGCATATAGTTTTAGTTCTTATGTAAAAGCTGGTCAGGTTGGTGTGTCGGTTTCTGCGGTAATTGTTTGGTACAACAGCAGTAAGACTGTTATATCTACCTCTCAAGGAACCTCTAGAGCCGCCACAACAACTGGGTGGGTGAGGCCTTCTGTAACCGCCATAGCTCCGTCTAATGCAGCTTATGCACACGTACAGCTGGTGTGGGAACCCGCAGCTCCTGGAGATATTATATATACAGACGCTGCTCTATTTGAAAATAGCTTCTTTGTATTAGATTACTTTGACGGTAGCACTGGATTTAGCTCAACAGCTGAGCTCTTCTGGGAAGGCAGCACCCCTAACGCTGGGCGCAGCCACTACTACAAGAACCGAGTCTCTATTGAAAAGCGACTTAATGCGGGTGCGCTTGATGAGTATGTTGGACTGGGGGCATCGTACGCCGTTTACCTGGCACAGCCAAAGACGTAGTAGGATAGCGGCATGCTAGACCTGATATTGATTGGTTGTTTTACGGGATTTCTATTGGCGACAATAGAGCCGTTAATTTCTATTCTGAGTATATTTATCAGTAATAGGGTTATGAACGCTATTTCCTCAATTCTTTTTTCAAGCATTGCAACATGGTTAGTTGAAGTTTCAACTATCAAAGGTTTTATTCTGTATGCGGTAGCGGGAGCTTTCCTAGGCTCTGCCCTATTAGCAGCAGTTGAACGTGTGGCAACTTATCGCCCCGCCGTTGTGCAATCCCTAAGAGAACAGTAGTATCAGGTCTCCATACAAGGAGGACCTATGTCTAAATATTTTGTAATCGTTGCTGGTAACGGCACAACTAGCAGAGCAAACATAGAAGCTCTGATGGAAGATTATTACTATGCAAACGGTGAGGGTGGAACTCTTCTTCTTCCTTACACTAATAAACCGTCTCAAGGCCAAGTTTTTGCTGCACAGTATGCAAAAGATAACGGAAAAGATATTGTTGTCTTTGCTCCAGAGGGGGCGTCTCACGACAGCATCCCATCATCTAGTGCTGTACTAACTACTGAACCTTTTTCTTCCGCTGCAGATGAGGCAAAAGGAAATAACCCATCCGCCTTTATTTTGTGGGCAGATGAAGACGGTGACTCACAAGTAATACTTACCCACTGTAGAGATGCAAACATCCCATGTTTTGATTTAACTAATGGTCTTGGGCCTTTGACCGCAACTCAAGACGCGGTACCTATTGTTACTCCTGTTGTACCTAAACAAGAACAACTTCCTATTGCTGAGGTAGAAACCGAAGAAGAGGACGAAGAGGAAGAAGAGGACGACGAGGAATATGAAGAGGACGAAGAGGAAATAGAAGACCTAGACGGCCTTTATGAGGGCGTCGAGGCGGTGGCTCGAATCTTTGCTAGAGTACTAATTGAGGAGTGGAATAAGGCGAATGAAAAACCTAAGCCCTAAGGCCCTAGGCCTGCTGGTACATATAAACCGATATGGGGCTGTAAACGGAGCTGAGGGCCTTGCAGAGGCCTTTGGTACTGGGGTTAAGTCCGTCCGTACAGGACTTACGGAACTCCGCTCTAATGGCCTTATAAGCCTTTCTAAGGGGCGTACAGGCAACGGTCATTACTGGTCTGAGGTTTTAATTACGGAGGCTGGTCAGGCTGTGATAGAACGGTATGCCGAAATGGCACACGGACGGAGTGCCAAAAAGGCACCCCGACGGAGTGCCAAAACAGGCAACTACATATCACCGAATAGCCACTCAGCTAATACTCCGTATAGTAAGAGAGCTAATTCAATATTAAAAGAGGGTCGGACGGAGTCCGACGAGAAAGAAGAATTTGATAAAGTCCCAATGCCGATAGGAGAGCAAATGCAAAGAGACCCAGACGACGAAGCCGAGGCCAAGAAAAAGTGGGAGGAAGAAACTCGGGTGAAGCGTCGCGAAGCCAAAGAGTCTCGTCGTGTAGAAAAGATTAAACACATTGCTTCCCGTCCCGTTGAAGACTGGACCCCGACTCAGTTAGCAGAATACTTTGCTGACCACATGAAGCAGATGAACTGGAAGATTGCTGAGTGGACTAGTCGTAGTGGGTTTAAGGGTGGCATTGAAAACCTGCGCATGAATCACAACACTAATGGTGTTATCGAAAAAGAATTGATTGATAGGTTCTTTTCAACTATTAAACATGACAAAGGACTTGACAACCCAGACCTCATATGGCGTATGTTTATCAAACGGGCACCGCAGATGTTAAATGATGCTAAGGCTTCTTTGAGAACTGATAAAGACGTTGTAGCATTAAGAGAGCAAGCTTCTAAATCATGGGAAGGTCTTGATGTATAAGTTAGAAGAGCAAAAGATTCGCCGTCGTACTTGGATACAGGCAGCAAACATTCCACCTGCTATGCAAGGTTGGAGATTAGAAGATTGCGTAGAGTCTGACCCAGAAGATAAAACAAATATCATTCGTTGGATTAAGGCTGTAGAAAAGGGTTTGGTTATCAGAGCTGTTGGTAGCAAGGCTTGTGGCAGAGGGTTGTTGTTAGATGGAAATCCTGGCCGAGGCAAGACCACGCTGGCTTTAGCTACTTTACAAGAGATGATGCTCACTCTTCCTATAGAAGCTTTTAGTGTAAAAGATGGCGATACCCTTACAAAACCTTGTTATTTTATGACTTTCAACGATTTTTTGGAACTTAAAGGTTCCATGATGGATGACCCGACAGACGCACAGGACACGCTCTATCATGGTGTCTTAGGAGAGTGCTTGGCTGACGCCTACAACATTCGTATACTTGTACTAGACGATGTTGGTAAGGAACACGCTGGGCTCTCTGGGTGGCAGAAGAATATGCTTCATCATCTTCTTCGCACCCGTTTTAACAACGGACTACCTACTATCGTTACAACAAACGTAAAACTAGAAGATTGGGCAGGCCTCTACGGTGATGCTACAGAAAGTTTCGCACGTGGAGCTTTTGCCTACTTACCAATCGTGGCAGAAAAAGGAGACCTACGTCGATGAGGAATGCGGTGAATGAAGAACTAAGACTAGTGCAGGTGTTCTTGAGTCAGTCTCAGACGCCTGGACCAAGTATCTTTGAAGTGTCGGTTCAAGAAGGAACCGATAGATTGTTCTGCACATGCCCAGGATTCAGTGGACGAGGTTCTTGTAAACATACAAAGTTTGTCAAAGCCCGTATTGAAAATAACAACGGCAACTATCCTCTAGAAATATCTAATCGTGCATCGAAAGAAGATGCAGACAAAGCGCGGTCTTCTAATTCACGGTTCCGCGAGTTCATTATAAAGTTCGGTAAGATAGAGGTATTCTAATCCCGTGAAGCACGGGGACATAAGTAACGAACTGCCAAAAAGAATACTCGTTACTACAGATATATTTTTACGAATTGAACTTACGAAGCAGCGCAAGTTTAAAATTATTCCTACCATAAAGGTAGACAAAAAAGTTGACCGAGCTGTCCTCAGTTGGCTATACCTGTACACATCTAGGACAGGAACAACACTAGAGCTTATTTCTTATGAGCTTAACGAAAACGATTTACAAGATTTTGTAGATGGACTTGACAGACTAGGTACTAATCCATTTAGATACTTTACAGCATACCAATCGGTACAACACTTGGTTCAAGAGTTACCACTCAGACCTGAGGTTGTTGGTGTCGTTGATATACAATCAAGGATGCTAATGTACGGGCACTGGGGACGTAACATAAACGAACTATGAATAATGAAACTAGATTACTAAGCAAAGTCCTAGAGGACAGGTCCATAACCCTATTGTTTGATAGGGGTGCAGGCGACCAATGGTTTGTAGACCCAGAAAATAAAAACATATGGAAGTTAGTTCGTGAGCATTATTTTGCTTATGGAGAGGTTCCAAGCCTCGATGTTATTACCGCTAGTTATCCAAACTATAAATTAACTCAGGCACAAGATAGCCTTGAGTATCTTGTAGATGCTGTTATTGATGAAAGACGCAGAGCATCAACTATTAAGATGGTTGATACTGCTATCAAGCACATAGAAAAACAAGACCATGAAACAGCGCTTCTTGCAATTCAATCAAGCCTTAGCCAACTTGAGGCTGATGGTCTTAGCGGTACTAGCGATTTAGATTTAACAGTTGATGCACAAAAACGCTATGACGAATATGAATACCGAAAGAACAACCCAGGTCTATTAGGTGTTGCAACTGGTTTTAATACTATGGACCAGGCAACAGGCGGGTTACAGAACGGTCAGTTGATTGTTATCGTGGCTCCTCCAAAGACTGGTAAGTCAACTCTTGCGTTACAGATTGCACAAAACGTTCATATGAAAGACAAGAGAGTTATGTTCCAATCATTTGAGATGAGCAACCACGAGCAATTGACTCGTTACGATGCAATGAGGGCACGAGTTTCACACAGTCGTCTTATCAACGGTTTACTTACACCAGAAGAAGAAGGACGTTACAAAGCAAAGCTTGCAAGCATTGAGAAGATGAGAGAAAAGTTTTGGCTAGTTGACTCAGCAGCAGGCATGACTGTCACTGGTATCTCCAGCAAGATACAGGTGTTGCATCCAGACGTTGTATTTATTGACGGTACATACTTAATGATTGACGAGCAGACTGGAGAGGCAAATACTCCGCAGGCTATTACCAATATTACTCGTAGCTTGAAACGTATGGCACAGAGGTTTAAAGTACCGATTGTTATTTCTACTCAAGCGTTGAAGTGGAAGATGAAAAAAGGACAAGTAACTGCAGACTCAATTGGTTACTCCTCTTCTTTCCATCAAGACGCAGATGTAATATTTGGACTACAAAGAGAGGATGAAGCAGTGGACGACACTCGCGTACTAAAGATTCTAGACAGCCGTAACTCTGGTCGTGGCGAAGTATCACTTATGTGGGACTGGAACAACGGTCAATTCCGCGAACTAGAAAATGATGACTTATGACACTAGACGAGATGCAGGAAACTTTAGAGAGGTTAGGCCTTGAAGTCGTATCCACTAGAGGTTCAGAAATCCAAAGCTATTGTCCAGCACATGTTGAAAGAACAGGTCACGAGGACAGAAACCCATCGTGGTGGATTAACGCTGATACAGGTGCGCATATCTGTTTCTCATGCCACTACAAAGGTGGACTGCTGTCATTGGTTTCCTATATTCAAAAGTGGGACTTCGACAAATCTAAAGAGTGGCTTAATGACGGGTCATCTAACCTTGCGGCTTCTTTACAAAAAGCAATCAAACCAAAAAAAGTATTTGAAGACATTACTTACATAACAGAGTCAATGCTTGCGGCCTTTATTGACCCGCCAGCAGATGCTCTTGCTTCACGCGGTCTCACATTGGCTGCAGCGCAAGAGTATGAAGTTCTATGGAGTGAAAGACACAGCAATTGGATTACTGTTATTCGTGACCCACACACCCATAAATTATTGGGGTGGCAAGAAAAAGGTCACAAGTCTAGATTCTTTAGAAACCAGCCTGTTGGGGTACCAAAGAGCGCAACCTTATTTGGCTACAAGCAGTACAAAGGTGGAGACATGATTATTGTTGAGTCTCCGCTAGATGTGGTAAGACTGGCCTCTGTTGGTATCAAAGGTGGGGTCAGCACTTACGGCTCTATGGTATCTATGCAACAGTTCAACTTAATGCGTGGAGCCGATAAGGTTATTTTTGCTATGGACAACGATAAGGCTGGTCAAGACTCTTCAGTAAACTTGTTGATTCTTGCACAGGAGTATGGCACAGACGCTTGGTTCTTTAATTACAGCAACACGGATATGAAGGATGTTGGCGCTATGAGCAAGTCTGAGATAGTCTATGGATTAGAGAACGCACGCCATATGGTAAATGGAAAAAAAGCACTAAGAGGAGAACATGCCGTTACGTAGGATAAAGAAAAGACCAGCTTGGATATTTGATGTAGATGGAACGTTGGCTAACGTAGATTCAATATTAAAGTACATAGTTAACAAAGACGACACTGATGATTTTAAGAAAGATTTTGATAAGTTCCACAGAGAATCCGTCCATGTTCCACCCCATCCTCATGTGGTGGACATGCTGTGGAACGTTGTTGACAGGGGCGATGCTGACATAATCATTGTAACCGCCCGCAGAGAAGAGTGGCGTGCCCACACCTCATACTGGCTAGAAACAAAAGCAAACGTCCCACACACCGCATTGTTCATGCGTGGCAATAAAGACTACAGACCAGACTATGAGGTTAAAAAGGACATACTGGAACACATAAGATTATTTTGGGACGTTAAACATGCTGTTGACGACAACCCAAATGTGATTAGACTTTGGCAAGAAAATGGCATACCCACTACAAAGATAGGAAATTGGGACGGCAAATGATTATTGGACTCACTGGTTACGCACAGTCAGGCAAGGACACTCTTGCAAACATCCTTGTTGAAAAATATGCATTTAAACGCATAGCCTTTGCAGACCCTATACGTGAGTTCTGTTATGCCATGAATCCTGTAGTAGGTCATGTAGCTAATGAAGAAACAATATTAAGACAGCTAGTAGACCGAGTAGGTTGGGACGAGGCTAAGCAATACGGCGGGGTACGCCGTCTATTGCAGAACGTGGGCATTGCTGCACGTGAAGTATTTGGTGAACAGTTTTGGGTAGCACAGGCTTTAAGAAACGTGCACTTTACAGAAAACGTTGTTATTACAGATGTTAGGTTTCTTAATGAAGCAAATGCTATTAAAAAATACGACGATGCACAGATATGGAGAGTCAAACGTCCTGGGTTTGGCCCAGTAAACGAGCACGTCTCTGAGTCTGAAATGGCAGATTACAAAGCAGACCAGATTTTTTATAATGCTGGGACTTTAGAAGATTTAAAGGTGTTGGTAAACACTCGCATGAGAGCGTACGTTTAATGCAGTATTGGTCATGGGTATTAGCAATCATTGGGGTTGCTGGCATCTACTTTGTAGGTCGTAAGACTATTTGGGGATGGCTAGTCCTATTGTTTAATGAGGGTTTGTGGATTACTTACGCTTTGATTACGGACCAGTACGGATTCATATTTTCCGCCCTTGCCTACGCTATTGTTTATATAAGGTCTTACGTACATTGGTCTAAAGATAAAGTTAACGAGATACCTCTGTGACATTCACTGGCTCCCTTCTTCCCTATCAACCTGAGGCAGTTGACAAGATGTGCCTTCGTAAACGCATGTTGGTTGCCTACGACCTTGGGTTAGGAAAAACAGTTATTACTATTGCAGCCATAGAACGTTTGATGGATGAGAACAAAGTAACTGAGCCAGGCCTTATAATTTGCCTGTCTTCCCTAAAATACCAATGGGCTGGACAGATAGAGAAATTTACTGATGGAACTTCACGAGCTTTGGTTGTGGATGGAACGCCGAAGAAAAGAGCAGAGCAATATGCTCAAGCCCAAGACTGGCGTAACACAGGGATTGATTACATCATTCTTAACTACGAGCAGATTGTTAACGACTGGGACTATATCAAGGAGCTACCAAGAGGATTTGTCGTCCTTGACGAAGCCACAGCAATCAAATCTTTTAAGTCCAAACGCTCAAGAGCAGTCAAGAAGCTTGTCAACGCCCCGTACCGTTTTGCACTCACAGGTACTCCTATTGAGAATGGCAAGCCAGAAGAGTTGTATAGCATTATGCAATTCGTTGACTCCAACGTACTTGGTAGGTTTGACATCTTTGACGCCGCTTTTATCGTAAGAAACTCTTGGGGCGCACCACAGTACTACCGTAATTTAAAAACTCTTCACGAAAAGATGAAAGAAGCATCTGTTCGTAAAGCACAGAAAGATGAAGACGTCGCTCCTTATCTTCCAGACACAATCCATAAAGACCCAATAAATATATTCTTTGACCGAAAGTCTTCTAAGTTATACAGACGTATAGTTGAAGATTTGTTGTCAGATTTAGATGAAGCTCAAGATTTGTTTGGCAGTAACTTTAATATTATGGCTCACTACGGCATGGAGTCTAGACGCGGTGGTCCAGAGGATGAGATGCGTGGCAAGATTATGTCTAAGATTGGCGCTCTTAAGATGCTGTGCTCTCACCCAGACTTGTTAAAGGCTAGCGCTGCTAAATTTAGAATGATGGGAGGCGAGGGTTCAGCATACATAGCTGAGCTTGTCGATAACGGTTTTCTAGATGAGATTACTAGTTCTCCAAAATTAGATTACTTAATTCAATATGTAAAGGACCACCTAGAGCAAGATGACAACAACAAGGTGGTTATTTTTGCTACCTATGTTGACATGCTTGATAAGATAGTCGCAGCACTCGGCGAAGACATGTGCAGAAAGTACTCAGGTAAACTAGATGCTCGTACTAAAGAACTTAACAAAACTGACTTCAATACTAATCCCGCTGTACGCGTACTGGTTAGTTCTGACGCTGGGGGTTACGGTGTGGACCTTCCTGCTGCTAATATGCTTATCAATTACGACCTCCCTTGGTCTTCAGGCAGCGCAACGCAAAGGAATGGCCGCATACAAAGAGCGTCATCTACCTGGCCAACAATAGTTATTCAAGACATTATCGTTTCTGGTTCTATAGAAGAAAGACAACACGAAGCTTTGCAACAAAAGAGCGCGGTAGCAAGCGCGGTAATTGATGGAGAGGGGTTTGACAATAACGGTAACATGCCGTTAAGCGTTGGAAGTTTAAGACAGTTTTTACAAGCAGCAATTGTCTAGTAGCTCAGTTGGCAGAGCAGGCGACTGTTAATCGCCAGGTCCCTGGTTCGAGCCCAGGCTAGACAGCTTTGCGGATGTAGCGCAGTTGGTAGCGCGGAACCTTGCCAAGGTTCAGGTCGCGGGTTCGACCCCCGTCATCCGCTCGTGGTTAGACTAAACAGGATATATACCAAGACTGGTGATACAGGCACGGCCGCACTTATGGGCGATGGCCGCCATCCCAAAGAAGATATTATCTTTGATGCAATTGGCACAGTAGACGAAGCTAACTCTTCTATTGGTGTTGCTATGTGTTATGTAGAAAACAAAGATGTACATAAAGTATTAAAAAATGTACAGAATGATTTATTTGATTTAGGTGCTGACCTAGCGTATCCAAAAGCTTCTGTAACTGAAGCACATATTACTTATCTTGAAACCACTATAGATTTTTATAACTCTCAGCTAAAACCTTTAGAGTCATTTGTTTTACCTTCAGGCACCCAGGCTTCGTCCTACCTACATCTTTCTAGAACAATAGTACGAAGAGCCGAGAGGGACGTGTGGGATGCCGTAAAACAGCGGGAGACCAACCCCCTCATAGCCAAGTACCTTAATAGGCTTTCAGACCTGCTATTTGTCCTAGCTAGATACATGAATCACGGGGACGATATACTGTGGGAACCAGCAGTAAAACTATTGGCAGATGGTGTAATTGGCAACACGCCTGGCTCTGAACCAGGAGACGTCTAGGTTCGACCCCTAGTCTGCCAGCTTTACACCCAACAATTATTGTTGGGCGGGTACACTTATAGGATGCCTAACGCACCTAAGACCCCAACGCGTACTATCCGCGTGTCAGACCAGCTATGGACCGCTGTCCAAAAGAAAGCTGCAGCTGAGAAGGTTACTGTAACCAGTATTATTATTGAAGCCTTAGAAAACTATATTAAAGAAGACTAATCAAATGGGAAAACACCACGATAAGGTTGCCGCTGCTTTGAAGTGGCGTCAAGAGACCATGCCTAAGGGCAGTGGTTTTAAGAAGCCTGGGTCTATGAACCCACGCAAGACTGGGTTCCGCAGTTATACAGCAGCAGAAGCTCGTAAAAAGATAGGTTGACAAGTATCCAAACCCTGTAATAGGTTGTGTATGTAAACAACAACCAAAGGGGATTTATGGATATCACCTCAGTACGCGGCTACATTAAGCAGTACTCTGCTATTAAAGATGAAGTCGAAACATTAACTAAAAGACAATCAGAACTAAAGTCTCGTCTTACACAGACGATTGATGAATATGGTTCAGCCGACGAACGCGGTCACATCGTTCTTTCTGTCCCAACCGATACATCGGAAGAAGACGACCTAACAATTATGAAGCAACGTCGTGTGTCTAAGAATTTAGACATGGACCTTGCTGAAACTATTTTAACTAAAAAAGGTCTCAAAGATAAATGCATCAAGATGGTGCCACAGATAGATGAAGCAGCAATCATGGCCGCTTTCTATGAGGGCTATCTCACGGAAGAGGATATTGATACAATGTTTCCCTCAAAGGTTACATACGCGTTTATCGTAGGGAAATAACTGTTAAAGCTACTATGACAGATGAAATAGATAAGATGTTTTCTGACTTGGATACATACTATCCAGGCAGTAAACGAAAGCGCAGGGAACCAAAAGCTCCCGAGGTAGAAGTTGACGATACGTGGGAATCAAAGTCCTACACTAAGACTCTACCTAATGGTAAGGACATGGAGTTCTATACCATTGGCGCTCTCGCTCAAGCGTTAGGACGACCAGTGATTACTATCCGTCAATGGATAAAGTCAGGTTACCTACCGCCATCACCATACAGGCTTCCTACAAAGAAGAATGTAAAGGGAGAAGACCACAACGTTTTGCACGTGAAGCGAATACAGTGGCCTAATCAGCAATTGACTAACGCAATCGCTGAGGCTTGGAAGAATATCCAAGTCGAAGACTCTAAAACAACTGAAACAAAGGAATAGAAAAACTATGGCAGTAAACCGCACGGAAGAATATCTTCCACAAAACGATGAGTTCGACACCGCAACCATCGAAGAACGACCAGTAGCAGCAACTACAAATGCTGTTCAATCAGGCTGGGATGCAGCAGAAAAGCTAACTACAGCCACAGGTGACTACCCAACAGAATTTAAATTTGTTGATGGTGAGTTCACAATCGTCAAGTTCATTGACCAAAATGGTCCATTCGCAATCTACAAACAGCATTTCCTACAGCAAAAAACTGTTGGTAAGCGTTCGTATGTTTCACTTGGACCCAACGACCCACTATGCACAAAGCTAGGTAGCAAGCCAGAAGATAAAAGAGCATTCACTATTGCAGTGGTTACTCCTTCAGGCGTTGTTCGCCAAATGCTTATTGCAAGCCCACGTTTGTACAAGACATTGTACGCAGCAGAGTTTTCTCCACAAGGACCTCTGACAAAGAACTACTGGGCTATTAGCCGTACAGGCAAAATGCAACAGACTGTGTATCACCTCAACGCAGTAAAGCCTCGTGACCTCATGGAAGATTGGGGTATTGATGAAAAGATGGCGGAAGAAGGCGTGGCAACAATCAAGCCATTTGAACGCTCTGTAATCAAAGAACACACATGGGCTGAACTAGAAGAGATTGCAAACTCCCTTCTATAACCACTAGAGTTCTGAGGGCCAGTAAACTTAATCCCCTTTCGTCGCTGGCCCTCAGACACCTATCAATCGAGGCAATCATTTGAATATCATTACTACAAAAGAACAGCTAAAAGAACTTGTTGATTATTACCTTGCACAAGAAGCATTTGCATTTGACGTAGAAACGGTCGGCGATAGAAGAGGAGTACCTGTTGTTAATCAAGTACTATGGCTTAGCCTTGCGACTTATGGTCGTGGGGATGTTATACCGATGGGCCATCCTCATGGTGAATTTGTATCAGAAAGCTTCCCACTTACAGGACAGGGGGAGAAGCGTGTATTGGCTGGTTTACAAGCCCGCGAAAGCGATTACTCTAGGGACAAGCGCAAAGCTACTAGGACTTTCGAATCTGCTCCTGAACAACTATCGCCAGCAGAAGTCTTTGCTGAGTTAAAACCTTTATTTTTTAGTGACAAGTTAAAGATTGGTCACAACCTAGTATTCGACCTTTGTTCTGTAGCAAAGTACTTTGATAAAACAATTCCAGTAGGTCCATACTTTGACACAATGGTGGGCTCGTTTATTTATGACAACCGCAATAAAAACAAGTGCGGTCTTGATGATTGCTTAGAGCGCGAGCTTGGATACATGATGGAGAAGGGTGTGGGTGCTCAAGTAGAGGTCCACGCTTTTAGCGTTGTTGCCAAGTATGCGTACTTAGATGCTAAGTATACGTTTATGCTTTGGAAAGTAGTACGCGATAAGATTAAAGAGTCTGGCGTAGAAAACATTATGAAGCTAGAGATGGATGTGCTTGAGGTTTTATGCCACATGAAACTTCACGGTGCTCCTATAGATACAGATGCGCTTTCTGAGTTGCATACCAAACTAGAAGCAGACATTGAGGCTGCTAGAGCACAGATTTATAAGCAAGCAGGCAGAGTATTTAACATTAACTCTAACCAAGAGAAACAGTATCTTTTGTACAGCAAGAAGTCTGAGGGAGGACGAGGTCTTAAGCCAAAGATTCTTACTAACAAAGGTGCTGAAAAAGAAATGCAAGGCAAAGACCTTGACTACATGGACTACTCAGTATCAGCTGAGGCTTTAGAACCATACCGAGATAAAGACCCAATGGTCCACGCCTTACTGGAGTACGCTGACCTTAATAAGTTGCTTAGCACTTATGTTATTCCGTACCTTGGTGGAGATGTTGTTCGTACAGTGGGTGGTAAATCTAAAGTAGAGTATAAAGAAAGCCTGTTAGTAAGCGGTCGTATACATGCTGACTTTGTACAGCACGGTGCTGAGACTGGCCGTTTTTCTAGCCGTAACCCAAATCTGCAGAACATACCTAACCCATCTGCTAGTGAAAACGGTAAAGCTATTCGTAATCTCTTTTACGCACCTGAGGGCTACAAGTTAGTGGTCGCTGACTACTCACAGATTGAGCCTCGTATTATTGCGTCTATGTCTAAAGATAAAACCATGATGAAAAATTATCTTGAAGGGCAAGACATCTACACCACTGTAGGAGATGTCATGGGCGTCAACCGTCAGGCTGGTAAAGTCTTAGTTTTATCTATGGCTTATGGCGTAGGACCAGACAAGATTGCTCGCTCCATAGGTTGTTCAGTTACAGAGGCTAGAAATCTTCTTGGTGACTTTGCCTCCAAATTTGGTGCGGTTAACTCCTATAGATTAAAAGTAGTGGGCGCAACTAAACAAAAAAAGTACGTTACTACCATAATGGGTAGAAAACGGTACATTCCAGACATTGTATCCAAGGACTTTATTAAACGTGGTAGTGCTGAGCGCCAAGCATTCAACACACGTATCCAGGGTTCTGCTGCCGACATCATGAAACTTGCTATGATTAGGGCACATAGACTTATCCCAAAGGAATCAAGCATCCTACTTACCGTACATGATGAGTTGGTTACTTTAACCCCAGCCAGTCTTGCTGAAGAGACAGCCGCGGCTATCAGAGAGGCTATGGAAGGTATTCAACTTCTTGATGTTCCGTTATTAGCGGACATCACGACCGTGCAGAGGTGGGGTGAGGCAAAGTAATGTGGCCTTTTAAGAAAAGAAAACCCTTAAACATACAGTTTGAAACTGTAAATTCAGAAATACCTTTGGGTACACTAATGCGTTGGTTTTTGTATGACACCGACCTAGCTGAAGACCCTAACACTATTGCTAAAATATTAGGTATGACTCCCGTCAGTGAAGAGGGAGACGAGCATGAGATGCAAGAAAGCGAAAAAAGATTAGAGCAGATTGCTTATTTACTTCCATACATAGACATGATGTCTGATATGACAGCGGATGTTATAACTGGCATACAGCTCGATGAACTAATGAAGCACGACCCAGGCAATGAAAAAGAACGTGAGCGCGAAAGAGAAATGATGCGCATGATGTATAAGATGATTGCGTTTTCTTCACTTCTTGGGGGCTTGTCTTCTGGCGTACAACTTGGTTTAATTAACCCAGGGGAAGTATTTAGTACAAGTTTAGATTTTAGAAAGTTGGAGGACTTAGGTGAGTAACAACTGGTGGGCAAGCAAACTTGGTGGTCAGCCTTCAAACACATTTCAAACGCCACCGCCTGCTCCACGACCAGTACAACAACCAACCCCGCCAGTAGAAAACATCCGAGTATCAGAGCGTTGCCCAGGATGCGGCAGTCAAAATTATGGTGGAGCAACCCCAGAGTCTAGAAAGCGTTGTTACGATTGTGGCTACCCTATAGTACAATCGGGTACTGGAATGAGAGGAGTAAACACGGGTCAGTCGGCTGCGGGGCCAGCGCAACCAGCTAAACAAGTATCAACTGGCGGATACAATCCAACCACAATCATAGGGAAGATTTAATGAATGCAGAATTAGTAAAAGTATTACGAAACATAAATAAAAAATACGGCGAAGACACAATCATTTTAGGTTCTGAGATTAAGACCGATGTATCTCAGCGTATAACAAGTGGTTCAATAAGTTTAGATGTAGCCCTTGGTGGTGGGTGGCCAGTAAATCAATGGCACGAAATTATTGGCGAGGCAAGTAATGGCAAGACTGCTATCGCACTTAAAACAATTGCTGCTAATCAAAAGAAGAACCCAGAGTTCACTACCGTTTGGGTAGCCGCTGAGCAATGGGTCCCTAGTTACGCAGAGATGTGTGGAGTAGACGCAAGTCGTGTGTATGTAGTTTCAACAAATGTAATGGAGGAAGCCTATGAATCGGTCATCCAAATTACTGGCAGTAAAGCGGTCGATTGTATTGTTATTGATTCGTTACCTGCCCTGGTCCCTACAACAGAGGACGATAAAGAGATGGAGATGGCTACTGTAGGTCGTGGCGCTCTTCTAACTAATAAGTTTTTTCGTAAGGTTGGTAAAGCATCTAAGCGTTCATTGGTAGAACCAGAGCGCCCTTTTATAGGTATTGTTATTAACCAATGGCGCTCAAAGATTGGCGTCATGTACGGAGATGACCGTACTACCCCAGGCGGTTTAGGTAAAGACTATGCGTTCTTTACCCGCCTAGAAATACGTCGTGCTGGCTGGATTGAGGTTGGTTCAGGCCAAGAAAAGAGACGTGTGGGTCAAGAGGTTAAGGTACGAGTAATCAAAAACAAGTCTGCCCCACCATCCCAAGTGGCATCTTTTGACTTTTATTTTGCCAAAGGCAATGGGCTTTTGGCTGGCGACCTGGACTTTGCCAAAGAAATATTGGCTATCGGAATTGTCAACAAAGTGATAACCAGAGCTGGTGCTTACTACCGCTACGGCGATAGACAGTGGCAAGGTTCCGATGCTATGCTTGACTCTATACGGGAAGAAATTGATTTAAAGGAGACACTCGAGCGTGACGTTCTTGACTCAATCAAACAAGGCTCTAAGTTAGTAGCCGAGGATGAAGAGTAAAGGACAAAGGGAGTCGAAGAAACACGAGGACCGATTAGCAAAAGCAATCGGCGGTCAGCGTAATGCTGGCAGCGGTGCATTTTGGAGTCGGAAGGGTGATGTTCGGTCTAAAGACTTGTTAATAGAACACAAGTGGACTGGCAAAGCCACCGTGACTATCAAGGCCACGGTTCTAGAGAAGATTGTTAAGGAAGCAATCCTTGACAGTCGCACTCCAGTACTCGGTTTCAGTCTCAACGATGAAAACTATGTGATGTTACTGGAGGACGATTTTCTAGAACTACGCCAGAAAACTTTGGAGTGTAGTTGTTCGAAGATATCGGCCACTTAGAAGGTTGGCGACATCAAGCCAAGTGTCGGGGGATGGACACAGAGCTTTGGTTTCCTCCTAGAGATAAAGCCAAATATAAAAAAATTGCATCCGTATCTAAAGCTGTCTGCTTTGGACGTGATGGCTTACCTGAATGCCCAGTGCGTAAGGAATGTTTGCTGTATGCAGAAGCACAAGAAGAACAACACGGTATATGGGGTGGCATGTCGCATCGTGAGCGTAATGCGCTTAAGCGTAAAGCAAAGAAGCACGGCAAAACCCTAGAGGAGTGGATACTTGACGGAGACCTGTGATACGGTGTCGGTATGACAGAAAAGTACAAGCCAGGTGGGGCACTAAAATCATTTTTAGATGCGGGCAAAAAACCTTCACGAGTTCTAGGTTCGGTAGAACGCTACGTTCTATCTAAACCAACGGATAAATCTAGACGCACAGACGTCTTACACCCTTCAGAGATGGCTGGCGATGAGTGGTGCTATAGAGCATCTTACTTTCAGTTAAAAGGCCATTTACCATTAGAAAGCTCACGTCGTAATAGTCTAAGGCTTCAATCAGTTTTTGCAGAGGGTCACGGCATTCACGCTAAGTGGCAACGATGGTTTCAAGAAATGGGCCACTTGTACGGAAAATGGTACTGCAAAGATTGCGACGAGTATTTTTGGGGCGGGTCTGACTGCCACGAAGGTCCACTAGAGTATAAAGAAGTTCCGTTGTTTTACGAACCACTGCGCATCTTTGGGCATGCAGATGGTTGGCTTACTAATTTTGGTGACCCGTTAATGCTAGAAGTAAAGTCAATAGGTTTTGGAACTATACGCTGGGAGAACCCAGAAATGGCAAAAGAGTTTGGAACCATGGAGAAGGTGTGGCCAGAAATCAAAGCTCCATTTGCTAAACACGTAACTCAAGTACAAATCTATATGAAACTTGCAGAGCTATTGGGGTATGACAATTACCCACGAGAAGCTGTTCTTATTTATGAAAACAAAGCTACGCAAGATGTAAAAGAATTTGTTGTACCAAAAAGTGATTTTGCTATTGCGCCTTTATTTGAGGCTGCCGCTATGATTGTCGAATCAATTAACAACAACACTCCACCCGCTTGTAACTTAGATAAGTGGGGCGGATGTTCAAAGTGCGGAGGCTATAATGAGTGAGTTAGTTGCTACAGGTATAAGTGAGATTGTTCTACAGCAGTTAGAAGCACAAGGACTTCCATTAAAAAGGAAGATGGACATTGCCCCACCCCCATTCCCTGAGGATATAACGTTAGTTGATGACCAAGACTTAATGATTATGGCTGCAAAGTACATGGAGAATCTAAACTTTCTTAGAACTCAAGTTGCCTGTGCATCATTGGCAGAGTTAGAGGCTACTAATAATTATGAGATAGAAGTGGCTCGTGGACTATTAACTAAGACCAACGGAAAGACTACGGAAAAGGCCGTTATGTTAAAAGCATCTGTGTCTACCGATGACACGGTAATGGTGTTAGAGAAAGCAAAGAACTATGCCCATGCTTATCGTAAGTTATTAGAGACAGCATTAGAAAACCTAGAGCGGTACTACTCACTAACTAGTAGAGAGCTTACTCGACGTACCTCTAACGGTAGGTCAGGATTTGGAAATAGATTTGTACCATGACCTTAAAAAAATTTGATGGAGGTCTGTCGGTCACAGGCAGTAGCCTTTTGTATTTGGGTATTGACCAGTCATACAGCGGTTTTGCGTGCACGCTGCTTTCAACAAATGGCACATACTTAACAACAGTATTTAAGTCTGAGATTAAAGGCATAGATAGACTTGTTGAGATTAGGAAGTTTTTAAAAGAAACGCTTGATGGTGCAAAGTACCCTATAGAAGACATAGCCATGGAAGATTACGCTTTTGCTGGTCAAGGCAGGGTGTTCCATCTAGGTGAGCTTGGGGGTATGGTTAAACTTGTATGTAGAGACGCGGGGTACTACCCGCTTCTTGTCCCGCCTACGAGCCTAAAAAAGTATGTAACAGGCAAGGGGACGGGTATACAAAAGGCTCAAATGCTACTTTACATTTATAAAAAATGGGGGGTAGAATTTACCGACGACAACGCCGCAGACTCGTATGCATTAGCAAGACTTGTGGCTGGGCTTCATGGACCAGCATACGAGAAAGAAGTGTATGACAAGTTGCAAGGCGCAGACCATAGGGAACGATAAATGACAACAATCGTAGGAGTGCAGCATAAAAACAAATGCGTACTAGGTGCAGATAATCAAGTAACCGATGACGACGGCCGCATTTTTAGACACAAGAACATGGTTAAGATTTCACAATTAGCTAATGGAGTGTTGCTTGCTGGTGCAGGTGAGGTTGGGGCCTGCGATATTGCCCAACACCTGTGGAAACCACCACGTATGACATCTAAAGATAAGGCTGACACCTATCACTTTGTTATTTCAAAGTTGATTCCTTCTTTGCGTGAGTGCCTAAAAAATAATGGTTATAACTTTGATGAAGAAAAACCAAAGAACGACAAGGGCCAAAGATTTCACTTCTTGATAGCTGTTAATGGTGAAATATTTGATGTTAGCGAAGACCTATCTGTGTGCCAAACTGATACAGGGTTCTATGGAGTAGGTAATGGTTCTGGTTACGCTCTAGGGGCTTTGCATGCTGGCGCAACCATACAAGATGCGTTAAAGATAGCTGAAGATTTAGATGTGTATACCTCAGGACCTTTTCTTATATTAGAACAGAAAAAATTTAATGAAAGATAAGCAGCTTGATAAGCAGTTTAGGGCCCACGGTTATATGACCGTTGATGAGTTCATTAATAAGTTAACCCCTGGTCTGAGATACTATCTATTACATAACTGGACTAAAGATGAAACTAGCCTTCACCATCCTGAAGACCTTGCCTCAAACGCCCTTGTTTATATGGAGGTAGCATTCTCAGTGATAGGACAGTTTGGTGCAGCGCCACACGAAAAATATTAGGGAATTAAAGCCCGATTACACAGGTTCTATGGACTATGCAGACCAGGTTATGCATGAATGCCCTATTTGCGAGTCAACTATATGGAATATAAAAGCGCAATTTGAGGATTATGAAATGGCTACGTACTTTCTGGACATGGAGTGCAGCAGCTGCGGTACCTATGGCAGGGCCCCTACCCCTTTAGACAGACCAAATCTAATTTAGACTTCATAATTGTACTTACGGGAGTCCCACTATACGTAAACCGAGGTACAAATGTCCGAACAACCCCAAGAACAAATCCTACGCGTAAGCGCTGGGTCCAATCCACAGGCTGTGGCATCCGCAATTGCTCATAGTATTTATGAGACACGTAATTGTAAGATTCGTGCGGTAGGTGCAGGTGCAGTCAATCAGGCTGTAAAAGCTATCGCTATTGCTCGTGGATATACAGCTCCCCGCGGTCTTGACCTCATCTGCGTCCCAGGGTTCTCAAGCATTGAGAGCCATGACGGCCAGATTTCCGCAATTGTCTTTGAAGTAAAGGCAAGTTAACCCTGTATTTATCCAATAATAAGGCTACCCTTATTTAAACCCTTGGCCAAAGGAAACTAAATGAAAAAAGATTCAACTAAGAATAAGGCACCATTGGCTCCGACATCAGCGGAACCAAAAAATGCCGCAGGCGCAAAGCCACGCGTTGCTATGCCTTCAAAAGGCACACTTGTTAAAAAAGGTGGAGCTCAAGCTGGAGACCCATACAAGCAACCAAAACCTGCACGCTCTAACATCATGGGCAAGCTTGCTCGTGGCGGTGCACGTTATGGTATTCGCGTTAAATTCCAAAAGACCGTAGCACCAGAAGCAGGAGCAACACAGGCAAACGGCCGTATGTTTGCACCTGCAGTTCGTCGTCAACGTCCTAATTTTCAGGACGGCGGCGGGTCACACGGTAACTAAAACTTAATAGCTTAGGCCCCCGCAAGGGGGCCTTTTGCATTTACAGGAATATATTTAAATTTAGAATGTTGTATACTATTGATGACCGCTCAATTCCGAGGGTCACTAAACATTTATCGTCTAAGGAGATAAATTATGGCTTCAGGCTACCCAATTCAATGGTCAGGAAACAACGACTGGTCTCACCCTAAAGAAATGAAACTAGGCGCTCAACAGGTTGCAAACGCTCACCGTATTGCTGCTGAACGTTCCGTAGACCCATTAGCACTGCTAAATAACATGCTTCAACCGTGGACTTTCGGTTTTGATAGACACCTAGACATGTTTAACCAGCTATTTGACCTCAGAGTCAAGTCAACCTATCCCCCATACAACATTAAGACCTTACCCAATGACAAAGCCGAGATTGAACTGGCGGTTGCGGGGTTCAAGAAGTCTGAAATTAACATTGAGTATAAAGAAAATGTTATTACCGTATCGGGAGAAAAGGAAGAGGAGAACGAGGCAACTTACGCCTACAAAGGCATAGCTGGCCGTACTTTCTTGCAACGTTTTGCCGTGTCAGACGACGTGGTAGTAAACGGTGCTAAGCTAGAGGACGGGTTCTTGACCATCGCACTAGAGAGAATCGTTCCAGAGGCTAAGAAAGCTAAGACTATTTCAATAGAATAGTTGTTCATGGTTGTACATAGATGTCCATGGTTGTCCAACAATCTTATTATAATATTGCAAGACTGACAGTAACCATGTTATAGTACGACTCCCCCCTCTTGTACAAAGCCCCCTGCAAATATTTTTGCAGGGGGCTACTTTACATACCACTAGTGATTCTTTATGATACGCTTAAGATGCAGTGCAAGACGGGATGAAAGGAACTTGTGGTGCCGAAACTATCGGACAAAAAGAGTCTTGGTGATTTGTTAACCGAATTAGAAACTAATCCTAAGAGACGTAGAAGCGCAGGCGGATGCATATGCGCTAGATGGTTAGAGACTGTTGATGAAGAAACAGTTGAACGAATGTATAAAGCATTCGGTGGTCAGAAAATCCTTGTAGATATGTCTAATTACTTTTTTGCAATTAAAGAAGTGTACCCAGAGATACCTTTACAAAGGACCACGTTTTACAATCACTTTAGAAAAAAGTGCTCATGCTATAAACAAGAGAAAGAACTGAACTAATGACAAAAATGTCTATAGGGGATTTATTAGATAAAGCTATAGAAGAACAAGTAGTTGCTGCACCTAGCGTAGATTGGGCTTGGCCTCCAGTACAACCAGCAAAGCCAACAATAATTAAGCCAGCAACATATAAAGAACGCAAGGGTAAAAAAGATGGCACACGTTTAATAATGTTCGTGCCAGACCCACAGATTGGTTATCGTAAATACGAAGACGGAACACTAGACCCATTCCATGATGAAGCAGCGATTGATGTTCACTTCCAATTACTTGCGTATCTAGAAGAAAAATATGGCGTAGATGAAATTATTCATCTGGGGGATTACTTAGATTTACCAACCATGGGCAAGTACGCACAAGAAGAAATGTTTGCCCACACAGTACAACCAGCACTTGATTACGGCCACAACCTACTAGCAAAACAAAGAGCTACTTGCCCAGACGCAAAGATTGTTTTGTTAGAAGGAAACCATGATTGCCGCATGAATAAATTTGTAGTAATGAATGCCATGGCAGCCAAAGGAATTAAGAGGGCAGCGTCAAAGCCAGAAGACTGGCCTGTCATGTCCATTCCATACCTTCTACGTCTAGATGACATTAAGGTTGAATATGTAGGCGCCTACCCAGCAGGAGAGTATTGGGTAACCAAATACCTTCGCGCTATTCATGGAACTACAGTGCGTTCAGGTGGCTCAACAGCAAGCGCTTATATAAATAAAAACCCACACATCTCAACAGTGTTTGGACATGTCCACAGACAAGAGATGCAGTACAAGACTGTGCATGACCAAGATGGTCCTATCCGCAGTGTGTCTGCAAGCCCTGGATGCCTATGCCGAATTGATGGCGCGGTTCCTTCATACGGCTCTGGTCTTACCGATAACGGTCGACCAGTTAAACACTGGGAAGACTGGCAGCAAGGAGTGATGATTGGTTGGGTCAGACCTGACGATTCGTTCACTTTACAGCCTATCCACATCATGGATGGCTGGGCTGTTTACGAAGGCAAAGAGTTTACAGCGACCCTGTAGTTTTACAGGCGTATGATTGATGCATGCCTAATCCACATCAAAATACGCAGAACTTAGGTGCCAATGGCATGTACGGCACCTACACCAATTATGGTGGCGGTGGTACTCCTGTTGCTCGTTCAGAGCTTGACTTTCTGCGCCTTGGTGTTGGCCGTGTTCCACAAGCTGAATATCCAGACGGTTATTTAGGCACGATACGAACACGTCGCGATGACCGCGGTCGCCCCAACGGACAGTCAGAACGTGTATCAGACTCACTTAAAGTTAGAATAGGACAGCGTTCCTACCAACGTGGTGTTCACCGCGGTGAGCGCATTGACCAGTCTGATTACTATTACCCAGCAGGATTAGATAACATGCGTGGTATTGAACGTCAGATGAAAGCTACCAAAGACGGTAACGTTTATCGTGTAAAAAGAAATGTAGAAGTAACCACACTAGTTCCAGCTCCTCATCTACCTAATGATGGTAAAGCGGGTCCATCAGTAAGAAGCGATTCTCCATACAACATTAACAAAGTACGCGTAGAGCAAATGTCTCGTATGCGACCACAGTGGAAGTAAAAAATGCCAGGTAAATATGCAGACGGTACCTACGGCCGCAAGCCGTGGCAGGATGACGGCCGCAAGCCTTATCACACACCGATTGAGGCTGCGTTCCCACCACAGGATTACCTTGGACCTTTTCAGTCTAACCAAGACCGTTTACTTAATCAGGCGCTTGCTACATGGACTATGACAAGTGAAGAGGTACAAGAATACGTACGTCCTAACCTTCCACAGGTTAACCTGTTTCCAGACAGGTATGGATTTGTTACAGAAGAAATAGGCATTCGAGATATTATTGACCTACCAGGTAGAAGCGGAAACCAAGCAGGTCAACGTGTGGAGTCTGACTTCTCCAACACACCTAACACTCCGCAATCTACTAGCCGCAACACATTAGGAGGCTCAGTATAGTGCCACGTAATAATCAAGACTTTAAAGAAGGTAAAGAGCCCGTCTTAAAAGATGTTATTATCGCTCTAAACCGCGACCAAAAAATTACGTGGGAAGAGGCAGCCGACCTTAGTTCAGGTTGGAGTGATAGAGCGGTAGCTTCGCACGGACGTTCATCAAGATTAGCCCACAGAGATAAGGACGTACCTGCTATTCAACCAACATCAGATAACAGAGTTTCTAAAATACACAAGAATGCAGGTTTAAAATGAGCAAAGACCCAGGACTTTTCACAGATAGCACGGGCGAAGGCATGGCAGGGGCTACAGATGTGTCTTTAGAGACGATTTATAACGGCACCAAGGCCTGTAAGGCATGTGGTATTTCAATGAACCCAGTACAATCATTGAAAGACCAGAGTCTATGCCCAGGTTGTACTCGACGTAAGGCAGCAAGACTAGTTAAAGGACGGATGGCATAATGGCAGTTAATCAATCACGCTCCCTAAACGGAGACATGAACGAGGGCGCAACAGACGGTAAGTATCGTAAGCGCCGTCCAAATACAACTGTACAACCAGGCATGGGAGACCAGCTTGTTGTACAAAACCGTGCAGACTTACATCCATATATGAATTATGGATTTATTAATTCAGAAGAGACTTCTAAAGTAAACCCAGCGGGTAACTAATGATTAAAGGCATCCGCAGAGAATTGGATGCACGTCGTCAATCAAAAGCGACGGAGTCATCAATTAAGGCACATAAAGACACTATGCTCGGGCTACTTCGCGCTTCAGTTGGAAGATATAGCGATAGTTCAGAAGTTGCACAGCGTCGTCGTGTCGCTGCAGGAGACCCAACAGCTACCGCAACAGGTTCAGACGGTAGAAAAATTAAAACAAATAACCCAACACCTCGAGATTCAGGCGGACATGTAAATGCCCCAGCGTCGAGAAACGGATATTAAAAGACAGGGTGGGCCATGGCCTACACCTGTTGGCATGGGGGCATTAGTAAGCCCAGATGATTTTTATGCGGCAAAAGCACGTCAAGAAGCTCATCAAGCAGAAGAAGCTGCCTTTGATAAAGGTGGTATGTCTGCTGTCAATAAACTAAGGAATAAAAAGTGAACCCCACTGAGATGCAGTTCTCTGGAACAAGAGATGAAAAAGGTGAGATTAAACTTTCAGCCAAACCTGCGCTGAACCCTAGAGAACACCAATTCATTAAGTTCGATAAAGAGTCACCATCCCACAGGGCGTTACTCGGCGCCTCCGCTAACACAGAGCACCCTAATTACGTAGAAGGGCTTGCTATTCACAGCGGAGGCTTGTTTTCTGTACCAAAAACAGCAACACGTAAGCCAGGAAAAAATGCTAGTGCTCCAGAGCAAAGACGCAGTAGGCTTATTAGCGATGCTATGGCTGCTGGGCCACTCGTCTCAAAAAAACCAAAGGAAACAAGTCCAGTAAAGGCAGTAGCCGATAAATTAAACGTAGACCAAGAACGTTCAGCCAAGCGTAAAGATACCTCAGAGGCAATAGCCAAACGAAACGCGCAAATTAAGAAAGCACGGGGATAGTAGACATCCTTTAGTTCTGTGGTAGGCTGTTCGCATGGTACTTGACCTATCCTACTTAAATAAAGATACGCCGCCTGAAAAGCGGCCAAAAGTTCTATTGCTTGCTTGTTTTACCTGCAAGTCGGTAGAAGAGATTCCTTATGATGACCGATTCCCAAACACAGATAGACCAGGTCATGACCAGAACCGTAATCCATTTCTACATGCAGTAGTTGACCGACATGGTCCAGACCATAAAGGCACCCTGGCTGATGCTGATTTAGTTATTTGGCAACACCCAGATGGAAAACGGCAAATTACTGAGCAATTTCAAAAAGGTTCACCTGGCCTTGATGTATTTGGTACAAATTTCTATGACACCAAGGACAATTATTCCGCAGATGCAATGCGTTGCTATGCCGAGCACAATCGTCCGCAGGGTCAGTGTTCTGACTACAAGTCAGAAAAGAAAGTGTTAAAACCAGAAACATCTAAGGACCGTAGGGAAGCTGGACTTGACCCTAGTAAGATGCCAAAAATGCATTTGTGTGATTTTTGCCCTGTTAAGTCATACAACATGAAGAAGTTTAACGAAAGTAAAGGACTATATAAATGAGCGAAGAAGTTATTGAAGACGCAGTTGTAATACCAGAAGAAGGAATTGCAGAAAATATACCTGCAGATGACAACGGAGGAATTACAGCTTTTATTATTGTAAAGAGACCAAGCGGAGACTGGTACGCAACGGCAGACCTGTCAACCACCCTTACTGTGGACCGTCAGGCAAGCCTAGATGACATTAAACACGGGTGTCAGGACATAGTAGACAGCATGAACCAGTCCGCAATTGCCTATCAGGTCCTGGATTTGATAAAGCCGTTGATTTCTGGCGAATAGTAAGCCAGTATTTAGCCTGTACCTCAGGAGTATACTGTAAGTACACTTCAAGGGGGTAGGTCTCAATGGCGTTCGTAGAAATGACATGCGTGTGCGTGGCATCTTTTCAAGCAGAAGTCGAAGAAAACGAATCAATGGTCATGATGTGGGCACAGCAATTTATTAATGCACACAGTCAATGTGGCTATATGACTCCAATAAAGACAGATAGAGCAGAGCATCCAAGCAAATTCATTGCTGATACCGATGTTATGTACAAAGAGCGGCGGGAAAAAGAACTATAATACCTAGATGAACTATTACGACGCGCTGGTACGGCAGGCAGAGCCAGTCAAACTAGAGCCGTCGGAAACTTCATACTTCAGCACACCTGGAGCTGGTTTAGACCCTAGGTTGTTCAGAAACGGCAAAATTGTACCCCACATCCGTTCTTTAATTTTAAGAATCCTATTTGACCATTTAAAACAGAGTTATTACAACCCTGAGGCCTTTGCCCATGTTTGGCTAGCTGGCTCAGCCGTAAGCTACCAATGGACCGCAGCTCGTAAACCAGCAGACTTGGACTGCCTAATAGGAATTAATTATTTAGGTTTTAGACAATCTAATTCTAAGTACAAAGGTCTTAGCGATAAAGAGATTTCCCAAATGTTCAACGAGGGGTTCCAGACCCTTCACCAGTCTACCTCTAATTTTCTAGATGTATTTGAGTTGACATTCTATGTTAATGTTCAGTCTGACATCCGTTCCATTAAACCATACGCAGCTTACAGCTTGACGAATGATGATTGGACTGTGATGCCAGAGGTTCGCGGTGTTCCGCAGAATCAAATATGGAATAGAAAAGTGGAGCAGGATAAGTCTATGGCAGTCGATATTTTGTCAAGGTATTCTGACGCCTTAACATCTATTGGCTCAGCAACCACAGATGTAGCAAGAAGGAATGCCGAAGCTGCATTAAAACTTGCTGTAGAACAAGGTGCTGCTTTATTTGAAGATATTCACCACGGTCGTAAATATGCATTTAGCGCCTCTGGACAAGGCTACGCTGATGTATATAATTATCGTTGGCAAGCTGGAAAAGCGTCTGGTGTTGTACAAGCATTAAAACAACTAAAAGAAATTTCCACAAAAAGCCGAAAAGAATTTGAAGCACAAACGTATGGCATGGAATTGCCATCAACTAGCACTCTGATAAGGAGAGCGGCTACACACTACAAGTGATAGGGTCTATCTGTGGCAATATTAGTATTTTTAGACGGCGTACTTAGAAATGATAAAAGCGCCCCCATCCCAAATGGTATGGCGCTGTACA